GGGCGTGAAAGCGAAGGCGGAACGCCGTAGCAGAGCCCGGGGTCCCGGCGAGCCGGAGCGATGTGTTCGGGCGTTAAAGCGAAGGCGGAACGCCGTAGCAGAGCCCGAGCACATCGCGATGCCCGGCAGACCGAGACGTATTCGAAACGAATACTGCGATGGTTTGCGCCCTAACGGGGAAACCCGTTTGGGCATGGCCCGTCTATCTGCCATACCACCCACCGGTCCGTCGACATCTTGGAGTAGTCCGGCTCAAAGTTCGAGAACACGAACACATGCGGGCAGTTACCACACACCGCCCCACCTTCGTACTTACCAGAGTAGAAGTACATGTCCTTGGCGTTCTCCATCGCCTCGTAGGACACATACTCTTCCTTGAACGACCTCGGAATCGGGATGCATATCAGCTCCGGTGTAGTACCCTTGTCGTTAACGAAGGACACGATCCCGTTCCGAACATCCGCGGCCTTGCCCCCGAGCGGGATAGCCCCCAGCAGATGCGTAAGGTACTTGCAGAACGTCGTCTTACCGAGGTTCCCCATCTGCGACCAGATCCAGATCAGTGTACGATCATCCGGCTCCGAGTTCGCGATGTCGATCAGCCCTTTCTGCCACGGACGCAGTTGATCTTCTGTGAGCACCTTGAACGGCCTCGGCGGCTTAAAGTTAAGGCTGTAGTGCGCCTGCCGCCCCTTGTCCTTGCTGCAGTACTTGATGTTATCCATCCTGCTGCCCTTGGCAATCTCCCAGTGAATCTGCTTCGGCAACTTGAGTGAGAACGCCCGAATCCGTTTGCTGAACTCGAGGTAGCCCTGAAGGTGAGGTGTGCCCTCATCACCGACTTCCTCCTCGAAGATGTACCCAGAGCACCGATCCTTGAAAACGGTCTCCATCATCTCCATTTGCTCCACCGAGTAATTATTGTATGTAAAAGTCCACCTTTTGCTCTGATTCATGCGTTTAGGGGGAGGTTTAGTATTACCCTCCCCCATCTCCATGGTCTCCATTTGGCGGACGTCGTCGTCACTCGAATGGTCTGACATGGAGAATGAATCCTCAGAATCCATTCAAATTCAAATTCAAACAGAAATTTGTGACTATATATAGTGAATGATTCCTAATGAACAATGCCGTATGGACGCCGAGCCCCCAAACGTCGCCGCACGACTTACCGTAAGCGCACGCTTTCACGCAAGAGTATCCGTCGCCGCACCTCGGCTAAAAGCCAGTCTCGCCAGATTGCGACGCTCGCTAGGCAAGTGTCTAAGATCAATCGCACCAACTACGAACGATTCAGCACAAGCTGGCAACGTGACAACCTGACCATTGAGACCCTCCTCACCCCAGGCACACCGTATATTTGTCCCATTCCGTACATGGCTATGGATCCGGAAGACAAGTACAACCCGGGAAGCGGGATTACCACCCAGTGGCGTGACAGCCTCGCTATCGCCACCCAGCCGTACTTCGAGAAGAAAGTTGTCTTCGGCTGCTCCGAACAAGCATACAACACGCCAGTCCTCGAGCACACAGGCGGTATGATCAAATGGCAAATGACATCCACCGAGCCTAACATGTCCAAAGTTACTCTGGCTCTTATCTCCCTTAAGGACGCCCAGAGCGACCAGAAGACAGTCGATAATAATCTACTTGGCGACTCTCTTGTACCATATGGCCCACCCCAGACCGCCGACGGTATAATCCGCGACGTCGACTTCCATCTTCACACCGGCGTAGGCGCCGCTGGCTCCTCTGACACATACTTCGGCGCCACATTCAACCGGAAGTACTGGAACGTCCACTACCAGCGCGAACTCACCTTCGGGCACCCTGGCGCCACCAATGTCGCCCAGAACGTGAACTCTGCCAACACGAGCCCAGCTAACAACAGTTTGGTCCACACAGGCACGATTAAGATCCCTGCTGCCGGGGAAATCCGGTCCGTATCGCTCCCGAACGACCCCGTACGTACAACCCAGAACGCAATGGAACTCGGACTCCTCGACCAGGAAAACGGTAAGGCAAAGTACCTGGTATGTCTCTCCAACGGGGTTACCCTAGACCAACAGTCACTCTTCTTAGGCATGTCTGTCACTGACTACTACAAAGCCGCCGTGTAGTTGAGAACATCAACCTACATAAATGCTCCATTTAATTATCTAAACCTCAGCCCAACCCTTACGGGAGGTGGCTCAATCGACCCTCTGGTCACTACTCTCTACCTATCTTTTTACGAGCCGGGACCCCGGGCGTGAAAGCGAAGGCGGAACGCCGTAGCAGAGCCCGGGGTCCCGGCGAGCCGGAGCGATGTGTTC